TGATCATGAAGATTGATCATCGCCAAACAATCGAAACATACGCTGACATTTCTCGCACAGAACTACCATTACAGAATCACAGCATTCGCCTTCACCCTCGCTCTGGTCTTTCGCTTAAGAAAGGTTTGATCTTAGCGAACTGCGAAGGCATTGTTGATGTTGATTATCAAGAAGAAGTGTTTGTTCTTTTAACTAACATCTCAAAGATGCATACAACAATTCGTAAAGGTGATCGCATTGCGCAAGCAGAAATTGTTTGCAACGAACCATTCCATATTGCTGTAGTTAATACGCGACCAGAAAAACATTCTGAAAGATCTGGTGGATTTGGTTCTACTGGTGTTGCTTGATATAAATAGAATTGGATGCCCATTTGGGGTCCATAACTATAAACTTGCTTAATAAGGAGTTACAAAATGACTAATATCACTACACTCGCATCACATTACGGACTCGATCGTCTTCTTCCAACTGCTCTTGGGTTTGAAAATGCGTTCGCTGCTCTCGATAATGCTTCTCATCTTCTCACAGCAACTCAAACTGCATTTCCACCAGTGAATGTCATCAAGAAAGATGACTACAACTTTATTCTGGAATTGGCAGTTGCTGGTTATAGACAAAATGAGATTGAAGTCACTACAGAGAGAAATTCTCTCAAAGTCATAGGCAAAAAAGTAGACGAAGACACTCGCGAATATCTTGTAAAAGGTATTGCGGGTCGCAAATTCTCTCGTCAGTTTGTTTTGTCTGATACAGTAGTGGTTCGTGATGCTAACCTTGCTGATGGCATTCTTTCTATTCAATTAGAAAATGTCGTTCCTGAAGAACAGAAACCTCGTAAGATTGAAATTAAGTAAACAGTGAGATTATATTATGATTCGTGATGAACTATCGTGGGATGAATTGTTTATCTTACAGGCTACTCTGATCGCTCAGAAAAGCAAGGACCCGTCGACAAAAGTCGGCTGCGTGATCGTCAATGATGATAATGTCATTTTGTCGACGGGTTTCAATGGCTTTCCTCGCGGAATCGAAGAAGATTGGAAAGATCGTTGGAAACGACCAGAAAAGTATCACTGGGTTGAACATGCTGAGCGAAACGCAATCTTCAATGCTGCTCGCGTTGGTGTTTCACTCAACAACTCACGCGCATATCTAAACTGGGAACCAAAGCCATGCGCTGATTGCACACGCGCATTGATTCAGGCTGGCATCAAGGAAGTCATTGGTCCGAATCGTCCATGGAAAGGAGTCGGTGCTGGGAAGCATTACTCGATCGACCATGCGGAAACCATGCTGCGCGAGGCAGGAGTCCGAATACGCTATTTCGACCTGCCCCCAGAACTAGGGGAACCCCCATTCTAGGACCGCTCTCGCGCCTTTCTCCTCGGCGAGACAAGAGCATGTAAGTTATTGATTTTATTCAGATTTTTTCTGTTGTATTTTCCTGTATTTTATACCACAATTGTTGTATGACATACATGAAATACATGACTTCTGGGACCGACTTATTCGGTGACCGCCACACGCTGTGGTATGTGGGCGATTATCATTATCAGATAGAATGCCGTGTTACGGGCAACAAAATCGACCTTCCAGACATGTGTTTCGAGGATGCTCTTCGCACCTTCGAAAGCGTGCTCGTAAGTTATTGATTTTGCAAGAGTTTTTTCCCTTTACAATTTCACCGAAATAGGCGATAATTGTTGTATGGTAAATAAAAACACTGTTGAAGTAGGTTCCGTCGTGAAGTCGCTCGATTTTCCGAGCACGACGGATTGTTATTATGTCGGTCTCGTGACTGCCATTCTTTCTGATGGCACTTTCCGCGCCAACAAGATCAAGCGTGTGTGGGAGGGTAAAGTTGAAGAGAAGTTCTGGTCTGACACTTTCGTTGCTCCCCTTCCTGGTCAGCACATGTTCGACGATGAGTGGATCGAGCCACGCATTCAGGTGGTTGCCTAATGAACATCGACAAACGACATGGCGGTGCGTACGATCGTGGTTCTGCTGACAGTTACTATCGTCGTCCTCGTCGTCCGCACTTCTTCACAGAGGCAACATATGCCAGTGATGAGATTGAAGAGCGTTTCATGACCAAGCAGCAGATTGCTGAATACAATCTTGGCTTTGACGACAATGAACAATCTGGCAACTTCAAAGATTGGGGCTGATATGAAAATCAAAAAGGGTGATCCGATTTGTGTTGAGTTCTATGGCGTTCGACTTTATGGTCGCGTGCTGAAGGTTGCTGGTCAGAAGTTGACCTACCGCAACGAAATTCGACAAGTCTTTGAGGCTCTTGTGTCAGAGGCAACGCTGCTGACTGAGAAGCAAGCAACCAAACTGATGGGGTTTTGATCATGAAAAAGCAAACTGAAACTCTGTTGAGTGAGGCGATTGACCTTGTGGATGGTGCTGATCATGTTCTTGCGAACACTCTTTCGCAGTATGATTTGAGTGCCAAGAACTGTTACGATCTTGCTGAGAAACTTGAACGCGCTCGCAACCTTCTTTTGGTTGTCGGCGATCGCAAGTATCAGGCTGAGTTGAATCAAGTTTCTATACCCACCGAAGGAGTACCGTTCTAATGGGATACTTTGCTAATTTAGAGATTGATGTCATCGAGATGTTTCGTGAAGATGGCATGAAGGAAACTGAAATTGCTGCCTCTCTTGGAATTTCAGTGGTTGATGTTCATAAAATTATCGCTCGATGGGAAGCAGAAGATTATGATCGTGATCCCGACATGGTGAGTTACGACGATCTTGCATTTGATCCAGGTGATGTTGATTACAATGCGGAGCACTACTAATGGGCGATGTAATGACAGAAAGCAAAGTCTTTGAACTTTGCACTAAAATGCGACATCTTGGTTATGCAGTTGTCTGCTTCACCCCAGAAGAATTGCGTGGCGCGAATCCTGATCATGTTGAAGACCGTTTGGTTGAACTTGGTTGGGATGTGATTAATGATATTGCTGAAGATATTGAGACTGAACGATTGGTGGGACCTTCTGAAGAAGATTGGAACTGGAGCATCAAGTGATGGATGCGCATTGGTTCGGTGTCATTTGCTTTCTTTGCGGATTTATTTCAGGTATACTAGTCTGTATCCCAGCAAAACGAAAAGACAGGTATTTTTACGATGACAAATGATCATAATGCGTATGCGTATCGTCGTTCTGTCCTTGCATCAAAAGCAAGAGTTGCCTTTGACCCTAGCAATAAAAAGCACATGCTTGATTTTGCGAAGTTTGTAAAGTATAATAGTTGGAGGGATGGCTGTTCTTATTTCTTGGAAGATCCCTTTACTGATATTCCGACGATGATTCGCTCCAAGATTGCTGATCACACTTTATCTAAATTGGTGGAAAAAGTATGAGTAATGGTGACTTCGAAGTATTGAATCGTGGCACAATTGAAGAGTTGCAGACTCTTCGAAAGTTTGCTCGTGAGATGATTTCTCTAGCCAAGATTCACGACATGCCCTTGCCGCATGAAGTGCGAACAAAGATTGGTCTCTTGGAAATCTTCTATGCTCTTCATATTGAGAAGTATCCTGTATGATGATCTATTGCGCTGCGCGTTTCAAACCCAAAAAGAAACGCAAGCCAAAAGGTGTGATTGCAAAGAAGTATAGTAAGTCCTCAGCCATTCTTGGTGTTGAGAAGTTGCCGAGTCTTTCTTATGGTCCACGAGTTGGTGCTGATGCTGCTCGCAGCATTCAGTCGCTGAAGTCTGATAAAGTCTTTACAGAAAAAAGAGAGAGCCTGATGTATACAGGCACTTTGGTGAAGGGTATTGCTACGATGCACAAATCAAACGCAGTGCCTGTCATCGACGAAGAGCAGATGAAAGATATTTCGAGGATGCGTCGCGGATGATCGGACGCATTCTCTGTTTCTTTGGTCTGCATAAATGGGAAGGATTGTGGCGATCTAGTCGTTGCAGTTATTATCCATTTGACATCCTTGTAAACAAAACTTGCAAACGATGCGGGAAAGTGGTTGTCCCAAAACAACCACATCATTCATCTGATGAGGATTAATTTATGAGTATTCGCAAAAAGGCTGTTATTGAAACTGGAAAATTTATTGCTTACTTCAGTATCCTGTTCTGTGCTTTTTATGTTCTTCTTGATCAACTTGGTCCAAAGGTTGGGTCGATTGTTATTGCATTGAGTTTGATTGGTACTCTTGTTTGGTGGGTATACGATTATTTTGTGCATAAATTTACACTTGAGGATAAGTGGAAACTTTGATTAGTCCGTGTAAAGGTATTTGCACTCTAGACACCCGACGTGGCTTTTGCGTCGGGTGTTTTCGCACATCTGCAGAGATTACTGATTGGTATAAGTTGCCTTTGCAGGAGAAAGAGCGTATAATGAGAGAATGCAGAGAACGCGAATATATACAAAGTAATTCCTCAATTTCTTTTGAAAGGTGATTTATGTCTAAAGTAGTGTTTGAATATGAAGGTCAAGTAAGTGCTGGTTTGAATTCTTGGGATCGCGATTCTCAGAAACGAGTCACTGTTGAACTTAACGATGATGATCTTTCTGTTAATGAGATGCTTGAAGAGTTTATGAACTTCATGCAAGCAATCGGATACAAGTTTGATATTGGCGATCGCTTCGAGGTTGTGAATGATTTAAAAACCCAACCAACTCAAGCAAATGTTGACGATTATAAGATCGACTTCAGCAAGCATGATCCGATTGTTGATGAGGGTGGTACTGTAATCGGTACTGTCGAGAAGGCACAATATACGCCAACTGCAGTAGAACTTGATGCAGAAGTCGAACGCATTCGCAGCGGAAAGCCAGGACTATCTGAAGAAGCATATGAAATGGCTGCGTATACCAACTTGACAAGCAAACGAGTTTAATCATGCCAGCCAAAACAGGTACGAAACGACATGGAAAGGGTCGTGCAAAATTAGGTTCGAAGAAGCGTAAGGCACGTCGTAAGAAGTCGTGAGTACACTTGAATCAGTAACCCCCAAGTATGACATTACTTGGTATGTGAAGTGGACAGCAAGTATTATCACACTTGTTGGCATCACAATACGAGCCAGCGGTCTCGTCCAATATCAATGGATCGATTTGATCTGTAGTTGGATTGGGGCTGCTGGCTGGTTCTTTGTTGGATTTAGATGGAATGATCGTGCGTTGATGATCCTCAATGGTGTGATTGGTGTGGTTTTGTTTGCAGGAATAATGAGACATTTTCTGTCATGAAGATTTCAATTGGCAAGTATCCAAAGAAAGACGGCGAACAAAAAAAGTCGATTCGCATTGATCCATGGGACACGTGGAGTATGGATCATACTCTTGCTGACATCATTCTCCCGATGCTCAAGCAATTACGCAAGACTCAACATGGTGCGCCATGCACAGATGACGAAGATGTTCCTGAGCATCTTCGTTCGACCAATGCTAAACCCAAGAAGAATTCTTGGGATGTGGATGAGTTTCACTTCAAGCGTTGGGACTGGATCATGAAAGAAATGATCTGGACATTCAACGAGCACGCAAAAGATCGCGAGCCAAATTTCTGGATCAAGAAACCCAAACACAAATGGGTGAGTATTGAAGGTCAAGATTGGAAAGAAATGGTCACTACTGACAAAGGCATCTACGACGAAGAAAAAGCCAAAGCATATTGGAAGCGTAAGAGCAATGGCTTTCGTTTGTTTGGAAAATACTATCAAAATCTTTGGGACTAAATAGTTAAAAATTGAGGATTAATCATGCTACCACCAGTAACAATCTATACAAACAACGACGACATTAAATATGCAATGTTTGAGGTTGAAGAAATAATCTCAAATGAAATTCGCAGAAATGGTTGTTGGAATTATCCTGCCATCGACATTTGCGATAAAGTTCTTGCTTTAGCTGAACATGGAAGTCGAGTGGTTGATGTTGGAGCGGGATTAGGATCATTCACTGTTCCTCTTGCAATTAAATATGCAAACAAGCATATCTTCTCATCATTCGAGCCTATTCAACCTTTGTTTTTGCAGTTGTGCACAAACGTTTTATTAAACAATCTAGATAATGTGAAGGTATATAATGCCGCACTATCAAATTTTAATGATACTGTTAATGCTCCAATCTTAGAAGTTGATACTTGCGGAAATCATGGATCATATTCATTTGTGAAAAATATAAATGAACTTCGAAACATGGCTCCTTCTGCTAAAACAGATGTTTTTGAATTTAAAACTTTAGACTCATACAGATTCGCAAAGGTTGGTGTGATTAAAGTTTCTGCTCCAGGAATGGAACTTGATGTCTTGAATGGCGCAAATGAAACTATTTCAATGAGCAACCATCCACCAGTAATCTTCGAAGCATGGTCAAATGAATGGTACAAGTACCAGAAAGAAGCATTGCTTGATTTCTTCCAAAAGCATGGATATGAACATTATTGCTTCATGGGCGAACACATCATGGCATTTAAGACTTATGCCCAATGGAATGATTGTGTGAATAGCGCACCTGTGGCGCAACCTGTTGCAGCACCAACGGCAACTCATACGCCAACAACTGGTGGATCCTCATTTAAATTTACCGAACAACACCATGACACAAAGAGTGTGTTGCAGAATCAAACCGTTCTAAGATAAGGAATAATTTGTGAAAGTTTCTGTTATTACGCCAACTACTGGCAACCCATTCCTCAAAGAATGTATTGAATCCGTCCGCAACCAGACCTATAAAAACATTGAGCACATTGTAGTGGTCGATGGTAAGTCTCGTTGGGAACAAGCGGAAAAAGTTTTATTTGAAGCAGCATTCCCGCGAGGCGAAAGCAGCAGCGATAGACTTTTGGTTCTACCTTATCCCACAGGGACTGATCGATATAATGGTCATCGTGTGTACGGTGGCACCACATATTTCGCAGATGGCGATTATCATCTTTGGTTAGATGATGATAACATGCTTGAGCCAAATCACATCGAGAGTTTGGTTAAATTAGTCCAAGAAAAAAATTTAGACTGGGCATACTCTTTGCGCAAGATCATTGACAAAGATGGTAATGTTCTTTGTTTAGATGATTGCGAATCGTTGGGCATATGGGCAAGTATTCTTCATCCTGAAGATTATTTCGTCGATGTTAACTGCTATTTCGTCAAGAAACAAGTTGCTGTTGGAATCACTCCAGTTTGGTATCGCAAATTCCGCGAACCTGGACAGATGGAAATTGATCGCGCAATTGCATCTGTCTTAATGCACCAAAATAACAAATTAAAGTTTGACTGCACACGCGATTATACGGTAAGATATCGTGTTGGCAATACTGGTCTGTCAGTACAAGCAGAGTTTTTCTTGAAGGGGAACGAAGCAATGTTACAGCGTCACAACAATAAACTTCCATGGAAGAAAGAAGCGTGAAACCAATCAAAACAAAAATCCATCAAGGGCATGATCCATTTTTGGATTATACACCCATGGCAGAGGATATGCAGGGTTGGGGTAGCACCGACGAAGCATTTGCTGAAGTCATTGAAAAAATTAGACCAACAACAATCATCGAGGTTGGAACTTGGAAAGGATGTTCAGCCATTCATATGGCAAAGACTGCTCTTGAAAAAGGTATTCCACGAGACCAACTTGAGATTGTTTGCGTAGATACTTGGCTTGGTTCAGTTGAACATTATGAGTTTGGAAATTTAAATGAGCAATGCCGAAAGCATGGTCGACCAAATTTCTATGATCAATTTCTTTCAAACGTGGTTCATGCTGGATTGTCTGATGTCATCACTCCATTCCCAATGGATTCAATTAATGCCAATGAATGTTTCCAAAGATGGGGATTCAAAGCAGATCTAATTTATATTGATGCTGCTCATGATTACAATTCAGTTAAACTAGATGCTTTTATGTGGAGTGAAATACTACGCGACGGTGGATACATGTTGTTCGATGATTGGCATTTCGAACCAATTCGACGAGCCGTACATGACACCTTTACAGAGGAAAAGGTCTTTATGACTGGAGGAAAAGCAACGTGGGTGAGGTAAAAAATCCCTGTATCGCTACCATCTTCATGAGTAATATCGATGAGAAGATGGTGAATATGCAAAGGCTCGTTGTTGCCAAATACAACAAATCTGGTATCGTTCATTATCCTGTTTTGACTGCTGCAGATCCTGGATCGACGATGACTCAATTGATTCCAATGATTGAGAGTCGTGGGCATGATGCAATTATGTTTCTAGATGTGGATGCTGTTCCATTAAATGATACAGCAATTGATTATTTCTTCGACAAAGCATATAATGGTTGGGTGATTGGTGATGCGCAACGAAGCAATCACATTCAAAACAATCAACATGTGTTTGCTGCTCCACATAATCTAACATTTACATTCGAGACTTATCGAAAGTGTCAAAGCCCATCATTCAGCCCAAATCATCGAGGTGATGTTGGCGAGGAATTGACTTTTAAGGCTAGAGAGAATAATATTCCTCTAGAGATTATGATGCCATTGCGCTATGATGCTCCACCAATTCGTATGGATTGGGAACCAAAAGATGCACCACCATATTGGGATCTTGCTGATGGTATGCCGAAATATGGTATTGGTACAACGTTTGGTACAGTAGGAAATGAAATGTTCTGGCATATGTACCAAAGTTTTCATCCAGGACAAAACGAACGTTTTATTAAGAAATGTGAGGATTTACTAAATGGCTAATCGTAGTGATTTTTTTAATGCTAAACTTCCACGCAGTATGAAGCGTGCACTTGCCATGGCTGAGACCTATGGTTGGGTTAAGGATGCGCATGAGCGCGGCGATCTTCGTCGATCATTGATTGCTGCTCACTCCAATCATGTTGGATTTAAATTGAAGCGTCACTCAACAGAGAATCGCGACGCAGGTGATAGCGAATAATGAACTCGTTATCCGAACTCAAAGAATTATTGATCAGTAAAGAAATTGAGATCAAAGAATTCAATGGTTGGTCGCTGAAGGTTGGTAAAGACACTTGGGTTATGGACCACGGTCTGTTGTATAGAAATGGTGTGCCACAAAGCCTGAGAGAAAAAAATATTTTCGACAATTACAAAAGGAAGAAAAAAGATGACAATATCAGCACTCAAACTCGTAAGTGGCGAGGAATTGGTGGTAGAAATTTGCTCAGAGACGGAGGAGATGATTGAATTTAAGAATCCCGTCGCTTGTGTGATGCAACGTTCAGAGAAGGGTCCAGTTCTTGGCTTTATGCCTTGGATGCAAGCAGGTGATGGTCCATTCGTTGTGAATAAAGATAAAATTATTACAGCCTGTGAAGTTGCGCAAGAAGTTAAAAACGGATATAATCAAATCTTCGGCGCAGGAATTATGGTTCCACCGCAGCAATTGATTACGGGGTAAAACTTGTCCGATTTTTATACCAATGTCAGCGTCTCTGGTCGATATATTCTTCTGAGAGGCGTTGAAAATGATAGAAGGGTCAGACGGAAAGTCGAATTCCGTCCGACCTTTTTTCTTTCCAGCCAAGAGAAGTCTGAATACAAGACTCTTGCTGGTGAGAATGTAAAACCCATTCAGCCTGGAACAATTCCAGAGTGTCGTGAATTTTTAGAGAGGTACGAGAGTGTCGACAATTTTCCTATTTTTGGGAATAATCGCTATGAGTATGCTTATATTGCTGATGAGTATCCTGACGATATTCTTTGGGATGTCAGTAAAATA